TATTAACGAGGCTTATTAACCGCTGCTTCTTCTTCTTTGGATATCCTACTTGCATAGCTTGAAGCGTTTATCAGTTTGCTTAACGGCATTGATTCAGCATGATCTATTGTTATCGCGCCCTTAAAAAATCTAATGACGCGGTACATAATAAGATCTAATCTTGAATCATCTTCATCGCCGAAGGGAACAAAAAAACCGCTAAGTACTCATACATAATACGCTCTAAGTCCATATCATCTAAACTATGCCACTGTACGATTGTAAATGACTGCTCATTGACAGAAAGCAGATCAAAGTCAGTAGCAAGCTTTTGAAATCGGTCAGTGTTAACTTCAATATCAAATTCAGTCATCATTAATATTGTAGCTAATGATTTACCGTCAATACCTTCGTCATCTTTTTTATCTTCGTCATCTTTTTTATCTTTGTCACCACCACCCATCAAGCCTTTCATGTTAGCTTCCATGAATGACCCGTATAGCGCGCTTCGTAACTTAGCTGTTTTCTTCCATGCTTTTTTAGGAAACCCATTAAGCTGAATAATTGTTGTGTTTTCGCCGTTTGAGTCCTTGACAGGCTCAAGTAAAATAAATGGCTTGTTTTCTATTAAATCTTTCATAAATCCTCACAAAAAAAGTCACTATCAAAGTTGGTGGAAATTAGCCGCAAAGGTGGCTCAACTTAAATAATGACTATCTTTATACCCTTTGTTATTACGCTTTCCACGGCGTTAACTGATTATAGCAATAAACGCCGTGCATTACACAGGGCTAATTTATTAAACTAACTGAGTGCCTGAGAATGAAACTTCAAACTCACCATCAACTCCCGTTTGCATTTCTGGATCCTCTTCAATCGTACCTAGTTTTAATGTACGTGAGAAGCCGCCCTGTACCATTTGCACAGTGTTAGCGCCAGGTTGAGCTTGCCATGCTCGTTTAGCGTCGATATTTTCAACAGTTGCAAGCATGGTAAATGAAATCATGCCAATCTTCGTCTCAATATCTTCAGTTGGCACCATGTCAACATTACCGCCACCAGTAGTTTGCGGGCGAACTTTTGTATTACCAAAGCCCTCTTTAAACTTAACTGAGTTAGGCTTGATTTTAATTGCGGCACCGTTTACAACAATGCCAGGTTTAGTAATAGCTACCATTTTATTTACTCCGTGATACTAAACGCGATTTGCTGCGTTTGGAAAATATTACGTAACTGCGTGACAATCGGCGTTTTGAAAGTCTCGGTTACAGTGCCGGTTGATAATTCAACAACAACGGTTAAATTAGCCTTGAAGAATAAAAGTGCCTCTTCGCCAGCTTGCGTCAATACGAAATCTTCGCCTGATAAGTCAGTGTAAAGCTCTACCAAATAAGCGCGGATTGATGCTTCATTAGCCATTGTTCGGCCGCCGATCAAATCACCTTCAGTTAATCGTGATTGCGTGTATCGCTTCTTTTGGTTGTTAAACATGTATTCACGGGCATTTGAGCCTGTGTCAACATAGTTTAACAACTGGAATGAAACGTCATCATTGCCGGCTGAATCAGTTTTGTACGTTGTAACAACTTCATCTAACAGCAAACTTGTTCGCGTCGTGTTGTTTCCTTCAAACGCAATTCCAGCAGTTTTTAATTGCTCTTGCTCAGTATCATCAAATCCATGCACTCGGACAACTAGTGATGATGCGGCAATGGGCGTGTTGAAATATGGAAATGACGCCATTGCAGGACCACCAATTGCATCAAGCCCGCCGTAAGTTGCAGTAACTACATGAGCAATAGGCTCGCCAGCAGTTAATCGCAATGCACGCAATGCCGCAATACGTGAAGATCGAACAATGTTAATCTCAACTAGTGCACTACCTTGATGCCCACCAACTGTTACACGTCGCTGACCAAACATACAAAGCGTTTTAAGGTTTAGCGAGTTACCAAGGGCTAGTAAATTAGCGTGAGTATCAATTGTTGACACAATACCTTGCCCGTCAGTGATCGCTTTATTTGCTGGCCATCTTGCCTCAAGGAAATCGGTTAGCTCTGATAAATCAAAAGACTCAGGATAAACGATAGTTTGATAGCGAGTTGCGCCAACAATATCAAATACACCTGCTACGTCCGAAGCTAATGTGCCGCCAGACATTGCAACAACAGTCATTGTTAAGCCCGTTGCAGAACCGACACTCGAAAGCGTTAAACCGTTGCCCTCACTGCCCAAATCCAGCGCCGTAATGGTAACAACTCCAGTAACATTCGCGACAGAAACTGGGATGTCAGTATTTGCAGTTATTGCAGCAACTAACTTATCGCCTGCAATGAGGGCCGTGTCTGTATCTAAAATTTCAACTTTAAACTGATAATTAGATGCAGAACATACCGACACGGTAAAGATACCATCAGCAGTTGCAGTGCCTTTGAATGCAAACGCGCCATTTGCGGCGGTTGCGTTTGCATCAGCATCAAGGGCAATAACGTCAAGCCATGTTGATTTATTAATCTGTTTAAATGAATCGATAGCATTAAAAGCAATGCCGTTACTACCAAAAAGCCCACGCCAGCTTGATTTATCAGCGTTGATATTTTCTTGTAGCTCGCCACCAACAGCAGAACCAGCTGCTAATTTAGGCAATACCATTAAAACTTTTTGAGCTGCATTTGTAACTGCTATATCTGCTGATAAAATCTGCGCGATAATAGCGGGTTGATTAACTGTACTATCACCCATTATTTAGCATCCTTTTGTTGTTTCGGTTTTGTTAGTGTTACTGATTTATCAATAACGGCATCTTTAAACTTATTGCGCCAGTATAGAGTTGCAGGGGTTTTGCCCTTAAACTCCACTTGCACAATGTCACCGTGAAGCTTTTTAAGCTCTGGGTGATTTATATAAACTGTTTTCTTCATAGTGGTTTTTCATCCAAATCGATTTGATTGTCAATTGATTCAATTTCGCTGCCCAGCGCAAGGGCTAGATCCATATTAATATCTCTAAACGCGACATCATCAACCGAGGTAAAGAAATTTTCAATACCCAGGTCTAATAATACCTCAAAATCGAATCTATGAATATAGGAAGCGACCTTGGTTAAATATGCGTAGTAGCCGTCACCCGTTGGAGATAATGCACTTAGGTAGCTTTCTACGTAATCACTGGGTGGCTGAAATCCAACAAGAGATTTGTAAAGTGCAATTCTAACATCTTCAATATCGCCTCTTGATTGCCTGCCCGCTTTCTCAAATGATGATGGGATAAAAGCATAGACGTTTAGCTTTTCTATCTGCCTGAGCTTAACATCATCACGATACTCCGGATAAATAGGTGATACTGAATCATCGCCAACGCTTCGATCCTTTGAGATGTCAACGTCACCCATTATCACGCATAGCCAGTACTTGTCTTTTTGCACCTCAGTATACGCGCCCAAATACCGCTCAATATCTACTGAACCGGTAATCCTAAAGCTGTGCGCAACTGTGCCACTAGATGTAAAGTCAATCGGGTAAGTAGTAGCTAGCAAAACGGTAAATCTGTCAGCATCTATAACGGTTGCTACGTTGTAATAATCGGATATACCGCGTTTTTGTAATAGATATGATTTAGGATTTACCGCCCCAAATGAGTCAAGTAATTTGATTTTAAATGTACGACGATTATCAACACTAATTAATATGTGATGGCCGTTTATTTGAATATCAGACCATCCCGTTATATCAACATGCTCAACAGCTATTAACGGATCGCGTGTTAGGTCATGATCTGATTTAGTGGTAATGATAAAATCATCATCTGAATCTGTAACGGTGTCAATCTCGACTTTAACGTCTACGCCATCAACAAGCGCAACCTGCCCGACTACTAATCCATGAGCAACCGCATTGGCGGTCATTACATTGCCTGAAATATCAGCAACAACATTAATTTTTTCGTTGAATTTATCCGTAAATCTCGGAATGAACGAAATTAGCTGTGTGATTATATCGCTATTCTTCATCGTCTTTATCTTCCGTTTCTTGATTCAGGCGTTTATTTTCGATTTCTTGCTTCATCATAATTTATTATGCTCCGCTTTAATTGCTATTTCAGAAAAGTGTATTAAGTCATCTTCTGTTTCTTCGATTGATGGCCACAAATACGGCCTAGCTTCCATTTTATCAGTGCCTAGCTCTAACGCTCTAGCATAGGGTGTATCAGCGCCTAATTCCATCTCGGACGTACTGACATTAAACCCGATTGATTTTTGCAATGCTCCCGTTAAGTTTGCGGGCGCTTGACCAGGAGCAGAAGCTCTATGCCTGCGCTTTCTTCCTGCAACCTTATAAAGCCTACCGTTTTTTGGTGGTCTGATTATTTTCTGTCTAGCTCGGCGCTGCACTAATTTACCATGCTGATAAAAAGCCTGTCTGATGCCACGACGAGTAAGCTTGTCAAGGTTATCAATCTGAAATATTACTTTTCTTGATGCCCCGCTCATCTCTATAGTCATAATTTAGCCGTTTGTTTGGTTTTCTTTATGATAGCACATAATTGATTGGTGCAAGAAAGCCCTGCATTCGACAGGGCTATATCTATTAAATCAAATTAAGCGGTAAATCATCAGGGCCACGAATTGTGGTTTTAATGTGCAAATACTCTTTGCGCAAATCGGGATCTTGAATTGATATTACGCGATAGTTTACGTTTTTATGTTCAACATAAGTTTTGCCGGTAACATCATCACGAAACCTTATTTTAAATATATGAGTTGGGTTTTCATCTGTGTTCGTGTTCGCAAACTTAAACTGACCGCTTCCGACATTATTTGGTGTGAATATAGCAGCCCATACCTCAACGGGATTATTAAATTCAACACCAAAATCAACATCATCAGCTTTCATTTCCTGCTCTTTCAGTATGATTCGATCACGCATATCACCAACAGCGGTTTTTTTCATTGGTCTGCGTGTTGCCTGCCTAACACTCATACTCTTACAACCTTGTTTGCATTGTAAAATAAGCGCGTTTCTAATGGCATTGCTAACGAATCAACAGCGGCAACATCACCACGATTTTCATACAAAAAGTTAACGTGATGCAATAAAGCCTGTTTAGCCTGTGGTAGTAATTCATCGTCAACATCGCATGTAATATCGACATTTAAAATAACACCAACAGGGAAAAAGAAGTTTCCAGCAGGGCAAACAGAGGCCACTTGCTTTGATTTAATCAACTTGTAATCACTAGCATCAACAACAACAGTATCGCCGTCATCATCATAACTAACGCTATCAACCCTTTGCACAACAGCTTTGTGTATCTTGAGGCCAGCTGCACAAGATGTCAGTTCACCAGAGTAAACCGTAAGCCTCATTGCCTTTGATAAAAGCGTTTCACCAAGCTCCGTACAAGCATCAATAAGCATTTGTATAATTGCATCGTCAACAGTGTTATCAACTCGTAAAAAGGCTTTAGCTTGGTCTAGATCAATTGGTGATACAGCTTTACTTGTCGTCTTCCAAAACATAATCTTCACCTAATGCGCCAATAATTTTACTAACGGATGCTTTGCCAAGTTTAGGCATATCAATTAACTGTTTTTCAGTGTACTGCGTTAACGACTCAAGATCGTTAATCTCATTGTGAGCAAGATAACCTAAAATTTTATCATCAACATCTAGCCACGGTAGGTCATCTTTTTCAGTTGGAATTTGTGCGTGGCCATGCTTAATAAAAAACTCTGCTTGAGCATCTTGAACATCAATAATTTCACCAACAACTACCGTTACCATGGTTTTAATGCCCAGCGATTTTACGCCCGGCTTAATAAATTCAATTAACATAATTATCTCCATTAAAAAAGGCGACCGAAGCCGCCTTTATCAGCTTTTCAGCTTATGTTGTTACACGTTTAGTTTGCTACCGGTACTGATTTTGGGCAGCCCTTAATAAACATACCTGATGCAGTGGCACTGCCCGATACATAAGAAAGCCTAATGTAACGTTTTTTACCGCGATAACCAACTGACTTGATTTGATGTTTGCCATCAGCATACAAAACATTTAAGTTTTGTTCGTTGATTAAGTCAGCGGCGGGAACATCAACAGCATCACCCAAGCCAGCCTTGTCGCCGTGTTGCAATTTAAAGACTGAATCACTACCGACAATAGATGTTTGAATTACTAAATCTAGCGACTCAAAATCTACAGTGTCAACAATTGCGCCGTAAGTTGCACCAGTAAGCGCTTGAGACACTAAAGCAATCTCTTTGCCAAGGTGCGCGTGAATATCAAAATGTGAACTCATATCAAACTCCTAATTATGCAATTTTAATTTTGCTGAAACATTCTTTCTTAGTCACTAAACCATCAGTGCGAGAATGGAAAGCAAATTCAATGACGTTTTGAGCTTTTTTGGTGTACTCATCACGAATAACTTCAATGCCCGTTTTATCAACGATTGTGTATCCTTGGCGGAAATCACCAAACATCACAGCTTCAGCGCCTGCAACAATGTTACCAGAGCCATCAACAATATCAGCCATGTCGTTCATTAACACGTAGCTATAACCTGCAATTTGAGGTGATACGCCACCGTTTAGAGCTGGCATGTAAAGATAGCGACCTTGCGAATCTTTAAGTGTACGAATAAAA